TTGTGGGTAACGATGGATATGAAAATGTTTATATTGAGGTTCCTCAAGTAAATCTTGATACTGTTATTGGTAAGAACTCTGAAGTTCATAAAGATATTGATGATTCTTTTGCTCATCAACAAAAAATCCATAATGAACATGCGGAAAGACAAAGTTATACTCCTACAAATCTCTATAAAGAATCTGATCTTGACTTTAAAAAGTTTAAATCTTCTGCTCAAAAAGAAGTCAACTACTTGGTAAAAGAATTTGAATGTCGTAAGGCTGCAGATCAGTATGCTCGTGCATCAACTGCTCGCACTGGTGTTCTCGATACATCTCGTCTTCATACTTACAAGTACAATGAAGACTTGTTCAAGAAAGTATCTGTGATTCCTGATGGCAAGAATCATGGTCTTGTATTTGTTTTGGACTGGAGTGGTTCTATGTGTGATGTGATGCTTGATACATGTAAGCAACTCTTCAATCTTGTTTGGTTCTGTAAGAAAGTATCCATTCCTTTTGAGGTTTATGCTTTTACTAGTGAGTGGCGTCGTGGTGAGTATGATTATGAAAATGATCGTTATCTTGCTGCAGACCGCACTCCACATTACCAAAAGAAAGATGGTCTTCTGGTTGTAGATGAAACTTTCTCCATGATGAATATTCTCACTAGTAAAGTTTCTGGTAGTGTTCTTGAGCATCAAATGTTGAATATTTGGCGTCTTGCTTATTGTTTTGGTAGGACTTATAGTTCTCCCTATACTTATCCAAATCGTCTTTCTCTCTCAGGAACTCCTTTGAATGAATCTCTGATTACTCTTCATCAGATTCTTCCTAAGTTCCAAAAGGAAAACAAACTTCAAAAAGTTCAATGTATTGTTCTTACTGATGGTGAAGCAAATCAACTTGTCCACCACAAAGAAGTTAAACGCCAGTGGGAAAAGAAACCATTTCTTGGAACTGGGTATATTAATCCACATACGACATTCCTTCGTGATCGTAAACTTGGAACTACCTATAAGATTGGATATGGTTATCATGAATTTACTGATGTTCTTCTTAGGAACCTGAAAGATAAGTTTACTTCCATGAACTTTATTGGTATTCGTGTTCTTGAAAGTCGCAACTTCAGTCGCTTTGTTCAAATGTATCATTCTCAACTTGAAAAAGAATATGAGAAAATTCAAAATGATTGGAAGAAACTGAAGAGTTTCACAATTACAAAGTCTGGATATGATGCGTACTTTGGAATGTCTGCAACTGCACTTTCTCAAGAAACTGAGTTTGAAGTTTCCGAAGATGCAACTAAATCCCAAATTAAATCTGCGTTCGTTAAGTCCCTTAAGACTAAAAAACTAAATAAAAAAGTTCTTGGTGAGTTCATTTCTTTAGTTGCATGAAACAAAAATTTCCATTCGAACATGTGGTAGAATACAATACAAAAGAAGTATGGATTAAATGTAATAGCAGTACAACTGCTATGGGCATTGACTCTTTAGTAAATAAGTACTATCCAGGATATACAGGTCATATTGCAAGTGAAGAGTACCTAAGAGAACTCAAGAACCAGTTGGCAAACTGACCACCGAGGTCCCAGGAGGACCTCTTTTTGCTCTATAATGACTAGGTTGAAACAAAGCAAACTAATGGCACTCTCCTCCGACTACATCCGCACTTCTCTACAGAACCTGTATGGAAACACCATCACTGGTGCTGATATCCGTGCCTGGTGTAATCTGAACGATGCTAACTATCAAACTGTTACTAAAAAACTTGATCAATTTAAAGTTGGTCGTGGTAAATGGAATCTTGAAGTGACGCAACAAAAAGTACAAGAAATCGAACGCACTTTCCAAGCACCTGCAGTGGTTCCCCCTATCGAACAAAACCTCATTCCCGATAAAGATGATACCTTCGTCAAGTTTGGTAACTTTGGTGATATTAAAAAAGTTATTCAGTCCAATATCTTTTATCCTGTGTTCGTCACTGGTCTGTCTGGTAATGGTAAAACTTTCAGCGTTGAGCAAGCATGTGCTCAACTGAAGCGTGAATTGATTCGTGTCAACATTACCATCGAGACTGATGAAGATGACCTGATTGGTGGTTTCCGTCTTGTCAATGGTGAGACTGTATGGCACAATGGTCCTGTAGTGGAAGCACTTGAGCGTGGTGCAGTGCTGCTGCTGGATGAGATTGACCTTGCTTCTAATAAGATCCTGTGCCTGCAATCCATTCTGGAAGGTAAAGGTGTGTTCCTCAAAAAGATCGGTCGCTTCGTGAAACCTGCCTCTGGTTTCAATGTGATCGCCACCGCCAACACCAAGGGTAAGGGTTCTGATGATGGTCGCTTCATCGGCACCAATGTTCTCAACGAAGCATTCCTTGAGCGTTTCCCTGTGACCTTTGAGCAGTCCTATCCCGCCCCTGCAACTGAGCAGAAGATTCTGGAAGGTATTGCTTTGGATCTGGGTATTGAAGATCGTAATTTCTGTAAGCGCCTGGTCGATTGGGCAGACATCATCCGTAAGACTTTCTACGATGGTGGTATTGAGGAGATCATCAGCACCCGCCGTCTGGTTCACATCATCCGTGCTTACAGCATTTTCCAAGATAAAGCAAAGGCAATCCAAGTGTGCGTTAACCGCTTTGATGATGAAACCAAGCAAGCATTCCTTGAACTTTATGACAAGGTTGATGCTGACTTTCAACTTCCTGTTGACGAACAGCAGTCAAACTGATAGGATATAAGGAGGTCAATGTGCCTCCTCTTTTTGTCCTTTACTATGAAATACAATGTCCGAAAACTTTGAGAGCACTTACGAAAGTTCAATCCCTAATCAAGATTTCTGGGAAGAAGATGGTATTAGTCTAACTGGAAATCCGTGTCCTTCTCCCGATATGTTTGTCCTTAGTTCCCGACTTTCTGGTGGACTTGGTGATGATCATCTATCTCTGAATCTACCTTCTACTTTTAATTTGAAAATGCCTGAAGATACAAACAAAAATGGTTTCTGGAAATATGAAGAAGATAAAACTCTGAAAGCAGTAGAAGAGTATATTGCAAGTACTTATCATTCTCACTACACTTCAGAACAATCTAAAACTCAAACTCTCGATTTGATTGAGAGTATTGGAGATGGTGAACCATTCACTCGTTCCAACGCTATCAAGTATCTCTCGCGGTTTGGTAAGAAGAATGGTAAGTCCAAAATGGACATTTTGAAGGCAATTCATTATTGCGTTCTTCTTTATCATTTCGCTGGACTTCATAAAAACACCACTAACACTTACAACTATTGATTATGAAACTCTCTGACAAAACTTTGACTCTGCTCAAGAACTTTTCTTCTATTAATCAGTCCATTCTGTTTAAAGAAGGAAGCAATCTTCGCACAATTTCTGTGATGAAAAATATTCTCGCAGAGGCAACAATTGAAGAAGAACTGCCTAAGGATTTTGGTATCTATGATCTAAACCAATTTCTGAATGGACTCAACCTCCATCAAAATGCTGAACTTGATTTTCAGAATGACGGTTATGTAGTCATTAAAGAAGGTCGTTCTCGTTCCAAATATTTTTTTGCAGATCCTAATGTAATTGTTACTCCTCCAGACAAATCTATCTCTCTACCCTCAGAAGATGTTTGTTTCATTCTTGATACCAAAGAACTTGATAAACTGCTTAAAGCTGCTGCTGTGTATCAACTTCCTGACCTGTCTGTGGTTGGTGAAGCAGGTGTTGTAAAATTGGTTGTTCGCGATAAAAAGAACGATACTTCCAATGATTTCTCTGTGGTGGTCGGTGAAACAGATGAGGTATTCACTTTTAATTTCAAAGTAGAAAACATCAAGATTATCCCTGGTTCTTATGAGGTGGTGATTTCTTCTAAACTTTTGTCACGGTTCAAGAATACTGGGTTTGATGTGACTTATTATATTGCTATGGAACCCGATTCTACCTTTGGTTGATGAATATCTTCGTTACTTCTCCTTGGCCCGCTGAGAGTGCTATTTGCCTCCCCGACAAACACATTGTCAAGATGCCCCTAGAGTGCTGTCAGATGCTCTCTATCGTTGCGTCAGAAAAATGGGGATACGGTTACGGCACTCTCCCTAAAGCAGATGGAACCCCCTACAAGACCGAGAAAGGAGCATTCCGCAATCATCCCTGCACCAAGTGGGCACTGGAGAGTATCCATAATGCCTACTGGTTAATCAAGTGGGGATTGAACTTGTCTGATGAATACTGCCTGCGGTATAATAAAACTCACTCCTGCTACAAAACCCTTGTGGATGCATACTACTTGTTTCCTAAGGGTAAGATTACAGAAGTGACTCCATTTGCTCGTGCTATGCCTGAGGAATGGAAGTTTGACGACACTATTGATACATTTGAAGCATACAAAAGATACATTGCATCCAAACCTTGGGTTGCTGATAACTATCTCCGTATGCCAGAAAGAAAACCTAATTGGATTTGATTATGGCAAGTGAATTTCTTTTTGTGGAAAAATATCGTCCTCAAGTGATTGATGACTGTATTTTGCCCGATGACACTAAAAAAACATTTAAGGAGTTTGTAGCGAAAGGTGAGATTCCAAATCTCCTTCTTGCAGGACCTCCTGGTATTGGTAAAACTACAATCGCAAAAGCATTATGTAATGAATTGGGGGCAGATTATTATGTCATCAATGGATCCGACGAAGGGCGTTTCCTGGATACTGTACGGAACCAAGCAAAGAACTTTGCTTCGACCGTCTCACTTACGGGATCTGCTAAACACAAAGTCATTATCATCGATGAAGCTGATAACACAGGGAACGATGTACAACTCCTACTACGGGCGAATATTGAGGCATTTTATAATAACTGTCGATTCATCTTCACCTGTAACTACAAGAACAAGATTATTGAACCTCTTCACTCCCGATGTGCCGTCATCGACTTCACCATCAAAGGGAAGCAAAGAGTTCAACTTGCAGGTAGTTTCTTCCAACGACTTCAATCAATCTTGGATGCGGAAAAGATTGAATATGATCAAAAAGTCGTTGCGGAACTTGTATCAAAACACTTCCCAGACTTTCGTAGGGTCCTCAACGAATGCCAGAGATATTCTACAGGAGGAAAAATCGACTCGGGCATTCTTGCATCTTTCTCAGACATCTCTGTAAATGAACTTATTAAAAATCTCAAGGATAAAAACTTTCCTGAAGTCCGAAAGTGGGTGGTCTCCAACTTGGACAACGATGCTTCTAGTCTTCTTCGCAGGATTTATGACGCCTCTTACGATTGCCTTGTTCCCGCATCTATCCCTGCTGCCGTTCTTGTTATTGCTAAGTATCAATACCAATGTGCGTTCGTGGCTGACCAAGAAGTAAATCTTCTTGCTGCATTAACTGAAATTATGTGTGAGTGTGAATTCAAATGAAAACAGTCACTAAAGATACAATTTTTGAATATGGAACTTTTCAAGACAGAATTGATTCTTTTGATGACAATAATGAAAGCGAAATATTTGTAAAATTTCTTCGCAATAAATATCCCGACCAATGTAAAATTGTCACAAAACCTTTTGGTAAGTATGGTGTAGATATTGGTGTTTATTTTGATAACCAACTTAAATGTGCTTTTGATCTTGAAAGGTGCAAAACTTGGAAAGATGATTGGCCATCTAATTGGAGATGCTTAAGTTTTTTGGATAGAAAATCTAAGTATCTTGAATATCCTGAATTTGGAATGGTGTGGTTTAATAATAATCTAACCAAGTTTGCTATTGCTTGGAAAAATGATATTTTAAAGTTTCCAGTTACTGATAGAAACTTACCAAATGGTCAAATTGATAAAGTTAGAAAAGTTGACTTTAAATATGGTAAACTATATGGATCTTCTTTCAGTCCTATTGAAATTGAAAAATTTAAAAATCGTATAAAGTTTGATTTAAAATGAAATCTCTTAAGACGCCATTGCGCTACCCAGGAGGTAAGTCTCGTGCCTGTGAAAAGATTGGATCATATTTTCCAGACCTTCGTGACTATAGTGAATTTCGTGAACCATTTCTTGGTGGTGGAAGTGTTGCGATTTATATCACGAAGAAGTATCCCAACCTAGATATTTGGGTGAATGATCTTTATGAACCTCTGGTAAACTTCTGGCAACAACTCCAGATGTTTGGATATGATTTAAAAAGTGAACTTGTTGATTTAAAAAACGCAAATAATACCCCAGACAAAGCAAGAGAACTTTTCCTTCAATCAAAGGAACGGATCAATGACAAAACCGTGTCAAATTTTGATCGTGCTGTGGCTTTCTATGTTGTCAATAAGTGTTCTTTCAGTGGTCTCACAGAGAGTTCATCATTTTCGCAGCAAGCATCTAATTCCAATTTCTCTATGCGAGGTATCGAAAAACTGCTTGCGTATTCTTCGTTAATTTCTAAATGGCGTATAACTAATTACTCATACGATTATCTTCTGGATGGAGACACTACTGCTTTTGTGTATCTCGATCCTCCTTATGACATTAAGGATAATCTCTATGGGAGAAAGGGATCAATGCACAAAGGATTTGATCACGATAAGTTTGCTGCTGATTGTGATTTTCATTATCCTATGCATCAACTGATTAGTTACAACTCAGACCAACTTGTAAAAAACCGATTCAAGAATTGGAACGCTGCCGAGTTTGATCTTACTTATACTATGCGTTCAGTTGGTGAATATATGCGTGAACAAAAACAACGTAAAGAACTTCTGCTTTTTAATTATGGAATTGAAGGACTGGTTAAACTCAATTAATTTTACAAAAGAAAATTTGATGGATGATCCATCAATAGTAAAAGAGTATTCTCCTTACATTATTAATAGATGTTTATCTGGTCATATAGATTGTGTTCTATTTGTAAATGAAATGAATATGAACCATCACCTAGATAAAGATCTGCAATATTCTTTTTATCTAAATAGTTTGAGGAAAAAGAAGAGATTTTCTCCTTGGCTCCGAAAGGATAAGGTCACGGACTTAGAATGTATAAAACAATACTATGGTTATAGTAATGAAAAAGCATTTCAAGCTCTAAAAATCCTGACAAAAGAACAAATTAATTTTATTAAAAAAAGACTTGACATTGGAGGATCAAAATGACTACTACGGTAGAACCTACGGTTGATTGGTCGCAAGACCAAATGGTGGAGGTAATTCTTAATGAACCAGACGATTTCCTCAAGGTTCGTGAGACTTTGACCAGAATTGGAGTTGCATCGCGCAAAGAGAAAAAACTCTATCAGTCTTGCCATATTTTACATAAACAAGGCAAATATTACATTGTTCATTTTAAAGAACTATTTGCACTGGACGGTAAACATGCAAATCTTACCGTAAATGATGTTCAGAGACGAAATCGTATTGTTCGTTTACTTGCCGATTGGGGACTTATTACCGTTCTAAATCAAGATAAAGTTTCTGATATTGCACCTCTGAACCAAATTAAAGTTCTTGCATATAAGGATAAAGGTGATTGGATTCTAGAACAAAAGTATAACATCGGTAAAAAAGGAAAAGCAGTAGAAACCGAATAAATAGTTGAGTGCCATTCGTGCGGCACTCTACAAAAGTCGGAACACCCTAAAAAGAGGTTCGGTTTTACCGATACCTCTTTTTTTCGTTTCTTGTATAATTAGTAATGGATGCCGAAAGGGTCCACACAATACAAACTCGCTTTTAAAGGAGCTACCATAATGACTAACCTTGTAACTTCACGGTTTACACATGCAGATCTTCCTGCTTTGATGGATAGAATCGCACGCAATAGTATTGGAATGGATGAATATTTTGATCGTCTATTCAATCTTCATGAAACCACTACTAACTATCCACCATACAACTTAGTTCAAGTCAGCAATGTAGAATCACGACTTGAACTTGCTCTTGCTGGATTTAGAAAGAAGGAGGTTTATGTCTACACACAAGATGGTAAACTCTTTGTTGAAGGCCAAAAAGAAGATAAAGAAACGGAGTCCAACTATCTCCACAAAGGTTTGGCTCAACGGAGTTTTAAGAGAGCGTGGACGCTCTCTGATGATACGGAAGTTAGATCAGTTGATTTTGAGGATGGGCTTTTGAATATTACTCTTGGTAGAATTGTTCCTGACCATCATAAACGAAAGGATTATCTCTAAATAAAAATAAAAAATGAAATCTTTCGACGAGTTCAAAACAATCGCATATAAGAATTCTATTCCTCACACTGTTTATTCTGGAGGAAAGCAAAAAAACATTCCAAAAGGAAAAGCAGTTCCGGTAAGAAGTCGATCAAGTGCGGGTGGCAATGGGGATGGTGGAGATGGTGGAGAATAAATAGTAATTGAATATCGTCGGCGCGAGGAGCACCTGGCAAAATCCAGGTTGACTCCTCCTTTTTTTATTGGTAGAATGCTAAGAGGTATGGAGCAACGATGACTGTAAAACTTGCAATTTTAAAATCTGGCGAAGACATTATCGCGGATATACAAGAAATGGTGGTTGAAGATAAAGTAGTTGGTTATATCTTCAATAAACCATGCAGTATTAAAATGAAATCAAGTGAAGAAAAGGAATCTGTTGAAACAAATTCTGTTAAAATAAGATTGGTTCCTTGGATTCTTCTTACTAAAGATACTAGAGTTCCTGTATCTTTAGATTGGGTAATTACTCTAGTCGATCCCATAGATCAATTATCAAACATGTATCAAGAGGACATTTTAAAAAATGAAAAAAATGATCAAAATATTAGCATTAACGAATAGTTTAATTCTTATAAGTGAAATTGAAGAAGTCGGTGCAGACATTGGAGAACCAGATTGTAAACTGATTAATCCATTCGTCGTGAAAAATGATCACACTATGGAACCATTCCTTTGTGGGTTCACAAAAGAAAAAACTTTTATGATGAGTTCGGAAAAGATTCTTACGCTTGTGGATCCAACTCCAACTTTACTTGAAAAATATGAGGACTTGATTAAAGAATGAGATTTTACACTAATGTTCAGTTGATTGGAAATCAATTTTTGGTTCGTGGCGTAGAAAATGGTAAAAGATTTGAAACAAGAGATGAGTTTTTTCCTACTCTTTTTGTAAAAACTAAAAAAGATTCTAAGTATAGGACATTAAGTGGAGAAGCAGTAGAACCAATCAATCCAGGTACAGTTAAAGATTGTCGGGAGTTCTATAAAAAATATGATGAAATCGATGGGTTCGAGATCTATGGAAATGATCGTTATATCTATCAATATATTTCGGAAAAATATTCGGAAGATGAAATCAAGTTTGACATTAGTAAAATCAAACTTGTAACTTTGGATATTGAGGTTGCATCAGAGCAAGGATTCCCTGATGTAGAATCTTGCTCTGAAGAAATTCTTGCAATTACAATTCAGGACTATACAACTAAAGAAATTATTACTTGGGGAGTTAAACCATTTAATAATAAACAGAGTAATGTAACTTATCATTACTGCCCAAGTGAATATGAACTTCTTAATAGTTTCATTAATTATTGGATGGTCGATGTTCCCGATGTTGTGACTGGTTGGAACATTCAGTTATATGACATTCCATATATCTGTAAAAGATTGAATCGTGTTCTTGGTGAAAAACTAATGAAACGATTTTCCAATTGGGGACTTGTAACTGAAGGTGAGATTTATATTAATGGTCGTAAGCATACAACATTTGATGTTGGTGGATTGACTCAACTTGATTACCTTGATCTTTATAAAAAATTTACATATAAAGCACAAGAATCTTATCGACTAGATTACATTGCCGAAGTAGAACTGGGTCAGAAGAAACTGGATCACTCAGAGTTTGACACTTTTAAAGATTTCTACACTAAAGGATGGCAGAAATTCGTAGAGTACAACATCAAGGATGTGGAACTTGTTGACCGACTGGAAGACAAGATGAAATTGATTGAACTTGCGTTGACAATGGCATATGACGCTAAAGTGAACTATGCTGATGTGTTCTACCAAGTTCGTATGTGGGATAACATTATCTACACATATCTCAAGAAAAGAAACATTGTCATTCCTCCAAAAAATAAAACACAGAAGGATGAAAAGTATGCTGGTGCCTATGTAAAAGAACCTGTTCCTGGAATGTATGATTGGGTTGTGAGTTTTGACTTGAACTCACTGTACCCACACTTGATTATGATGTATAACATCTCACCAGAAACTCTTTTAGAAGAAAAACATCCAACAGTTTCTGTCGATAAGATTTTGGATCAAAGTCTTAACTTTGAGATGTATAAAGATTATGCAGTATGTGCAAATGGTGCAATGTTTCTTAAAGAGGTTCGTGGGTTTCTTCCGGAACTGATGGAAAAAATTTATAATGAACGGGTAGTCTTTAAGAAGAAGATGCTTGCTGCAGAACAGGAATATGAAAAGACAAAGAACAAAGAGTTGATTAAGGAGATATCTCGCTGCAATAATATTCAGATGGCGAGAAAGATTCAATTGAACTCTGCTTATGGTGCCATTGGGAATCAGTATTTCCGTTATTACAAACTGGCAAACGCTGAAGCAATCACTCTCTCTGGTCAAGTTGCTATTCAGTGGATTATGAATAAGGTGAATTCTTATTTGAATAAAATTCTTAAAAGTGGGGATTTTGATTATGTTATTGCTTCTGATACCGACTCTCTGTATATTAATATGGGCCCTTTGGTTGAAAGTGTATTCCAAGGAAGAGAGAAAACTACTCAAGGCATTGTTTCGTTCCTTGATAAGGTCTGTTCTGTGGAATTTGAAAAGTATATTGAAAGTTCTTATCAAGAATTGGCGGACTATGTGAATGCTTATGAACAGAAGATGTTTATGAAGCGTGAATGTATTGCTGAGCGTGGTATTTGGACTGCGAAGAAGCGATATATTCTCAGTGTTTGGGATAGTGAGGGAGTTCGTTATGAGGAACCTAAATTAAAAATTAAAGGGATTGAGGCAATTAAATCTTCCACTCCTGCGCCATGTCGTAAAATGCTAAAAGATTCCTTTAAAATTTTGATGAATGGGACGGAGGATGATATAATTAATTTTATTGATAATTGTCGCCTTGAATTCAGGACACTTTCTCCAGAATCTATCTCTTTCCCACGATCAGCTTCTGATGTAACTAAATATCAATCTTCTTCCGATATTTACATCAAAGGAACTCCAATTCATGTTCGCGGAGCTCTCTTGTTTAATCATTACATAAAGAGTAATAAATTAACTAACAAATATTCTCTTATACAGAATGGAGAAAAAATTAAGTTTATCTACCTCAAAAAACCCAATATTATCCACGAGAATGTAATCTCATTTATTCAAGATTTTCCTAAAGAGCTTAATCTTGACAGATACATAGACTATGATTTACAATTTGAGAAGGCATTTTTAGAACCACTTAAAATTATTCTTGATTCTATTGGTTGGAATGTTGAAAAAACTGTAAGTTTAGAATCATTTTTTTCTTAATGGACATACCTATAACAGAAAAAGAATTTAAAATAATTATAGAGATTCTTAAAAATTCTAATCAAAAAGATCTTTATAATAAATTGTGGACTTTTAACATAAACAGGAAAAATAAATTATGGATTTCTTAAAAGATATTGTAAAAGAAATTGGTGGTGAGTATACGCAACTTGCCGCAGACATTGATGAGACTGAAAAATATGTTGACACTGGTTCGTACATTTTTAATGCACTGGTTTCAGGTAGTATATTTGGTGGTGTATCTGGGAACAAGATTACTGCTATTGCTGGAGAGTCTAGTACTGGAAAAACTTTCTTCTCGCTCGCCGTTGTTAAGAATTTTCTTGATACCAATCCCGATGGTTATTGTCTCTATTTTGATACTGAGGCTGCTATTACTAAATCACTTGTAGAATCCCGTGGAATTGATACTTCTCGCCTTGTGGTTGTTAATGTTGTTACTATTGAAGAATTTCGTGGAAAAGCATTAAAAGCAGTAGACCTATACTTAAAAAAACCTGTAGAAGAACGCAAACCTTGCATGTTTGTGCTAGACTCTTTAGGAATGCTTTCCACTGAAAAAGAAATCACTGATGCACTCAATGATAAACAAGTTCGTGATATGACTAAATCTCAACTTGTCAAAGGTGCATTCCGAATGCTCACACTTAAATTAGGTCAAGCAAATGTTCCACTCCTTGTCACAAATCATACATACGATGTCATCGGAGCTTATGTACCAACGAAAGAAATGGGGGGAGGTTCTGGACTCAAATACGCAGCAAGTACGATCATTTATCTCAGCAAAAAGAAAGAAAAGGATGGAACAGAAGTGGTCGGCAATATTATCAAAGCTAAGACTGCTAAATCGCGTTTGAGTAAGGAGAATAAAGATGTTGAGATCCGTCTGTATTATGATGAGCGCGGCCTTGATCGTTACTATGGTCTTCTGGAACTTGGTGAGATTGGTGGACTCTGGAAGAATGTAGCAGGACGCTATGAAATTGATGGTAAGAAAATTTATGCTAAACAGATTCTAAAAGAACCTGAAGTATACTTCACAGAAGAAGTAATGGAACAATTAGACCAAATCGCACGAAAGGAATTTAGTTATGGAGAAAGTTGAGTTTCTAATTCTTAGAAACCTTTTATACAATGAACAATACATTAGGAAAGTAATTCCTTTTATTAAATCTGAATATTTTGAAGACCTTAATCAAAAAATTATATTTGAAGAAATTCAGTCTTTTGTACAACAATACAATCAACCAACAACCAAAGAGGTTCTTTGTATCGAGATAGAAAAAAGAACAGACATTAATGAACAGTCTTTTAAGGAAATTGTGCAAGTAATTTCTTGTTTGGATGATGTGCCTGTTGAGTTTGATTGGTTAGTTAATACCACTGAAAAATGGTGTCGTGATCGTGCCATTTATTTGGCACTTATGGAATCAATTCATATTACAGACGGTAAAGATGAAAAGAAAAATCGTGACAGTATTCCTTCTATTCTTTCTGATGCTCTTGCTGTAAGTTTTGATACTCATATCGGACATGATTATCTACAAGACTATGAACAAAGATACGAATCATATCATAAAAAGGAGGATAAAATTGAATTTGATCTCGAATACTTTAATAAAATCACGAAAGGTGGTCTCCCTAACAAAACTCTTAACATCGCTCTTGCTGGTACGGGCGTCGGGAAGTCTTTATTCATGTGCCATATGGCTAGCTCCGTCTTGCTCCAGGGACGGAACGTTCTGTACATTACGCTGGAAATGGCAGAAGAACGCATTGCTGAAAGAATTGACGCAAACCTCCTGAATGTTCCTATTCAGGATATTGTAGATCTACCAAAGCAAATGTTTGAGAATAAGGTTACAAACCTTGCAAAGAAAACTCAAGGTACTTTAATCATTAAAGAGTATCCAACTGCTTCTGCACACTCTGGACATTTTAAGTCTCTTCTGAATGAACTTGCTCTTAAGAAATCGTTCAAACCAGATATTATCTTTATTGATTATCTAAACATTTGTTCATCTTCAAGGTATAAGGGTAATAGTAATATCAACTCTTATACTTTTGTAAAAGCAATTGCAGAAGAACTTCGTGGTCTTGCTGTGGAATTTAATGTTCCCATTGTAAGTGCTACTCAGACTACTCGTTCTGGTTATGGTTCTTCTGATGTGGAACTAACAGATACTTCTGAGTCTTTCGGTCTCCCTGCAACTGCTGACTTGATGTTTGCGTTAATTTCTACAGAAGAACTTGAAGGTCTTGGTCAAATTCTTGTGAAACAACTTAAGAATCGTTATAATGATCCAACAATTCATAAGCGTTTTGTTGTTGGTATTGATCGTGCCAAGATGAGACTTTATGATTGTGAACAATCTGCTCAGCAAGATATTCTTGACAACGGAAAGGATGAAGAGTATGATTATGAAGAAAAGAAACCTAAAAAATCATTTGAGGGATTTAAATTCTGATGACTATTGATCTTAATAAGTATGTCGAGTTCGTTAATACCACTACTTCTAATCCTAGTAAAGACCACGCATCTTTCATCAACAGTCTTATGGAACTAAGGGAACAGGAGTTTCCTACCGAAAGACTGCTTACTGCTGCTGTAGGAATGTCTGCCGAAGCAGGTGAATTTACTGAAATTGTAAAGAAGATTGTCTTTCAAGGTAAACCTGTAAATCAAGAAAACTTGTTTCACTTGAAGCGTGAACTTGGGGACATTATGTGGTATGTTTCTCAGGCATGTATTGGACTTGATATTTCTCTTGAAGAAGTTATTCAAATGAACTTTGAGAAATTAAATGCTCGTTATCCTGAAGGTGCTTTCAGTATTGAGCGTTCTGAAAATCGTAAAAATGGAGATCTATGACTAAAGAAAAACAAGTAACAATTAAAATGGATGCTCGTGCAGCAGCAGCAGTTCGTCAAGTTTTGTTTGATGCACAAAAAGGATATACTTATGATGAAGTGAGTGTTCCTCCGCGTGTAATTGATATTCGTGAAGTAATTCAACAACTTGACGATAATATTGGTGCTGTTCTTGGTATTTGATCCTTCGGGGTCTTTTTTTATAAATAAATATACAGAATTACTAAAAACTTTCAAATGGATTCTAAAGAACTTAGAGGTTTGTGTGAAGCATATAGTGCAATTTATGATGAAGATCTTAGAGATGAGTTGGAAGAAATGTCAGATGAGTTTGCTGGCATTGAAGATCTTACTGACGAAGAAATTGATACAATTGTAGAAGAAACAATTGATGAAATGCTTGAAGAAGGATATGATTTTGATGAAGTGGAAGAAATCTTTGAAGAAGTTCTTTCGGAAGCAAGAGTTGATATGAGTGCTCGTGCTGCGGCAAGAAAGCAGTATGCACAATCTTCAGAAAAAGCGGCAAGTCAAGCAAGAAAGGCAGGCGCATCTGTAGTCAGAAAGGAAAAGAGAGCAGAAAAAATTGCTAAAGTAAAAGGTGCTGTTAAGTCTGCACTTGGAAAAGCAAAGTCTGCTGGTAAAGCAGCAGTTGCAAAAGCAAAGGAAGCTGGAAAAGAAGCAAAGTTCCGTGCTGTTGATAGACCAGCAGCTGCATATGCAACAAAGAGAGGTCTTCACCCTGCTGCAGGAATGGCTGCAAGATCGAAGGATCCTGAAAAGAGAAGAGGACTGAGAGCAAAAGTTGCTGCTGATATTAAAGGTAGAATTAAGAAGAAAATCGCTCAAGCGCAAGTAGGTGCTTATAGTGCTGCAAGAAAAGCAGGACAAGCAGCATCTGATGTTGCTGGAAAAGCAAAGCAAAGTGCTAAGTACACTGCAGCAAGAACAAAGAGAGGTGTTAAAAAAGCAGTAGGAGCAGCTGCATCTGGAGTTGCTTCTGGTGCTTCAAAACTTGCTTCAAGAATGGCAACTGAAGAAGTTGATGTATTTGATACAACTCTTGCCGAATTGATGGAGCAAGGTAACACTAGAGAAGAAGCATTGAAAATTATGGTTACTGAAACTATCTGATAAATAAATCGGAAGGTTGCTTTAACCCCTTGACTTTTTAGTTGAGGGGTTTTATAATGTCTAAACTTGGGGAATTAGCTCAGTCTGGTAGAGCGCCTGCTTTGCAAGCAGGATGTCAGGAGTTCGAGTCTCCTATTCTCCATAAATATAAAAGCAGAAAAAAATAAATAAAAGTATAAAAATAAACAATATGAAGAGTTTCTTCCAATTTTTATCAGAAGCAACGCAATCGCAAGCATCTATGCAGGCGAAAAAACTTGGATTGCGTGGAGATGGTCATGGTGGATGGGTAGATAGATCTGGCAAAACAGTTGCAAGAACAGAAGAAGGGAAACTTAAATTCACTGATGGTAGACCGACAAAGGGAGAAAAGCAACCAGTAAATAAACAAGCAAAAACTCAATTACCTCAAGCAACTCAAGCAACACAAGCACCTGCACCACAACCTCAAGCGGTATCAGGACAAGCACCAGAAGAGCAACCTGAAGAAGAACTATCACCACTTACTATTGTTTTTGGTCGCTTTAACCCACCAACAATTGGTCATGATAAACTTCTTAAGTCGGCAAAGAGGATTTCTGTTGGTGGAGATATTAAGATTTATCCTTCAAGAACTCAAGATCCAAAGAAAAATCCACTAGATCCTGATATCAAAATTTCTTACATGAAAAAAATGTTCCCAGATTTTGAGGAGAACATTATTAATGACCCATATATGAGAACAATCTTTGATGTTCTTGTTGCAGCACAAGAAGAAGGATATACTAGTGTGAATATTGTTGTGGGTTCTGATCGTCAGGCAGAATTTGAAAACCTTGCCCAAAAATATAATGGAGAACTATATAATTTTGATTTAATTCGAGTTGTATCTGCTGGAGTAAGAGATGCTGATGCAGAAGGTATCGAGGGAATGTCTGCATCTAAAATGAGAAAAGCAGTATTAGATAATGATTTTAATTCTTTCCGTAGAGGAACACCAAAAACATTAGATGATGGAGAAACACAAACACTTTTTGATGCTGTTCGACAGGGAATGAAAGTTAAGAAATCTAAGGTTAAAAAGGAAAGTTATTCTCTATGGGATATTGCCCCTAAGTATGATATGAAAAATCTTCGTGAAAATTATGTAAAGGGAAAAATATTTAAAATAGGCGATAAAATTCAAAATTTAAATACAGGATTAATTGGTGAAGTAATGCGTAGAGGAACTAATCATTTGATATGTGTGACGGAAGAAGGATATATGTTTAAATCTTGGATCAAAGATTTGATGGAATATTCTGAAGTAGAAATGAATAGTCCAATGAGAGATAAAGTACATCCAAATACTCTTGTTGGAACTCTTGGTGCATTTAAACACTATGCAAAAATGACTCCAGGATCGGTTGGAACTAATAAACAATATCTCCAATTTGGAGGAAAGTCATATGGAACCAATTTCATAAATAAGTATAAGGCAAAAAAGTAAGTACTTATTAAGATGTCAACCAATCCTCTGAATGATATTTCCAGAGTATATCTGGAGCAAGTTTCTGAATCTGCAGTTCCTGGTAAACCTGCAGAAAGACTTGGTGCAGTGACTGCTATTCCTAAAAGTGAGCAAGATGCTGCCAGAGAAAGAACACTTGCAAAAGCAAAGGCAATGAGAGAAAAGAAAGGTATCAAGGAAGCAGCAAAACCAGATTACTTGGATTTTGACAAGGATGGTAATGAAAAAGAATCCATGAAGAAGGCTTTGAGAGATAAAGCGAAGCAAAAAATGGAAGAAGCGAAGAAAACAAATGATGGCAATCTTGCAAATAATTATCCTCCATATGACAAAGTAACTAGAGGTGATGTAATTGCGGGTAGGTTGGGTAAGGATGAAATGGGTGGAAGCAAAAAAGTTGCAAAAGAAGGATTCTCCAATTGGAGAGAAGATTTGGTTGAAATTACCGATAAAGTTGATAATAAGGAAAATCAAAAAATTGTTGAAAAGCAAGTAAAAAATAAAATAAAAACAAGTGCAATTGGGTCTGGTATTAAAATAGGTGAATCAGTTGAAAATCTTGGTGGAACATTGATTGAAATGGTAGAACTTGATGAAGAAGTTCTTACTGAAACTGTTGATATTGCGACTGAATATTTTTATGAACAGGGTTTAAATGAAGAAGGTTTAGATATTCTTATTGAAGAACTTGGGCTTGAGGAATTTGTAAATTTTGTTTTTGAAATTTCGGAAGAATATACATTAAACGAAGCAAGAACTTTACTTGGTAAAAAGAAAAGTCCTCAAAAACTTCCAAAAGGAACTGCACCGTCTCAAGCAACAAAGGCAGCAGTTCAAAAGTATGGAACTACTCGAAGATTTAAGTCAAGTCCTGCATCGTCAACTGTCAGAAAAAAATCAGTTGCTATTAAAAAAGCTGTTGAAAAGCAACCATCTAAGAAACCAGTAAGAGATGCAATTGCAAAAGGAATTTTTGGCGCAGTAAAAGCATACCAATCTGGAATGGAAAGGCATCGTGCAGCAACTCAAACTGCAGGAAAAGCACTAAGAGTTGCTGCAAAAGGAGCATCTGAATTTGGTAAAGGCGTAAAATCTGGTGTTACTGGAACTGTTACTGCTGCTAAAAAAATTAAAAAAGCAGTATCTGAGGAAGTAATCAATGAAAAAGCTGCTAGTGAGCAGCAGCAAAAAATATTTGGACTTGCTCTTTCGGTAAAAAGAGGTCAGACTCCAAGATCTGAAGTAAGTGATGCTGTTCTTAAAATTGTTGATGATATGAGTGAGAAAAAAATTCGTGATTTTGCAAAAACAAAACATGAAAGAATTCCTAAAAAAGTTGAAGAAGCAGTCGCAGATTCTACTGCATTAACCCCTCAAGAACTTCAAGTTCAAAAACAAAGAGCTTCTCTTGACACTAGGATTGCTACTCTTAGAAAACAAGCATTAATGAAGCAAAGAAAACCAGAAACTGTTTCTGAAGAAGATTCTGATCGAATGAAGGATAGACAACTTGAGCGTGGTGGAATGGGTGCTCGTTCTTCAACATCTCCTGCAAAACAATCTGCATCAAAACCAGAAACTCCAGCAGAAAGAGAAGCAAGAATGAAAAGACATAAAGAGACCTCCCAAAGAGCGTTAGATTTTGTGAGACAACAAATGATTTCCAAACATGGTAAAGGATCTTTAATGTAATCCTAAATAAGATAGGATACTCTCTTACGGAGGAACATCATGGGCGCAGTAGTTGCAGTGGTAAAACCACTTTTAATTCAAATCGCGACACATCCAGCAGTTAAAAATCTTGTTCTTGACTTACTTAAAAAGTATGTTGATAGTACAGATAATAGCATTGATAATGTAGTTTATGATCTTGTAAAGGATAAACTCTTTACGCCACAAGCATGATTACTTGTTTTGTGACCAACTGGGGAGTTACCATTGTTCTCGGTCTACTGCTAACCACTTCCGAGTGGTTAGCAAAAACAAAAAGATTTGAGGAAAATGGATTACTTGATCTGACAACTAATTTTTTGAGGGTTGTTTTACATAAAGAGACCAAAAAGTAAGGTCTCTTTTTTTTATAAATAATTTTTAGCAAATAACTTTTACGGAAGAAAGAACATGGCACTCTGGGGAAATAATGATGCTAAAGGTTCTGGTGGTACAGTATCTTTAGACTATCAAACTTTGACTGTGACCGGTAGTGGTACTACTTTTGGCAATGCAGGTGCTGCAGCAGTTGGTGATGTTATTCGTTTTGGATCTAGAACGGGTACTTATTATGGTGATGCTGTAATTGTGGGAATTACAAGTGCAACACAACTTTCAATTGCTTCTACCTCCAATTTAAGCGGTGCTACTATTTCTGGAGTTCAATTTGATATTAGCGAATTACCTAAGTATACTGTTCTCGATAGTACATTCAGTGCAGCAAATATTGCCGCTAGAAGTTTTTCACCAATTACATATACTGGAACTGCAACAGCATCTGCTGGAATTGGAACAAATGTTATTTCGTCAAGTGTTTTAAATGGGGCAACTGGAGTAGTTGTTGGTGATGCTCTAGTAAACAATGGTAATAATGTTGTTATTAATAGCATTGGAGCAACGACAATTTCTCTTGCTTCAACAATTAGTGCTGGAATTAGTACAGGTGATATATTAAGATTCGCAAGACTTGCTGATGGATATGCTAGATCAGTTTATGGTGTTGCTGATGCTGGAATTGAAGTAGCACAAGGAACTTCATACGCTTTAACTCATGAGGGATGGGTTGGGGTTACAACTTACATGGGAGTTGAAGGTGAAATGAGAGTCAAGACCGAAGTTCTTGTTGCAATGTCTGGAATTACTACTGGTAATACTCCACTTTATCCACCTGCTTGAATTTAATAGTCTATGTTATTTACTGAATTGAATGATGATAATTTTCTTTTATTTGCAATAAAAAACTATGAAAATCCTCAAGCGGTAACCAAAGAAGATTTTGATAAAGATTTAAATCATTTTAAGTACATTAAAAGATTATTGAAGCGATATAAAAAATCAGGTGAATTGAAAACTCACTTGATTTTAAATCACTTTATTATTCTCTATAATATATTTGGTGAAGCGGCAACTCCAATGTTATTTTTTAAACTTGAAAAAGATTTGTGGAATGTAGTTAAATCTTTTATTATTTTTTTGGGTAAGTTACCAGAGTATCCAAAGTCTAGTGTGAGTAACATTCAGGTTGATATGTATTGTTTGTCCGAACTGTATAAAATCTACAATGGAAAAGAAGAAACTGGACAGGATAATTGAAATAATAAGAGAGCAAATGGTCGCAAATGCTCCAGGAGGATCTGGTGGTTTTTCTGGATCCGCTCAAGCAAAGGGTCCAACTGCTGGTTTTGATCCTGTTATGGGAATGACTAGAAGAAAAAAGATAATTGGATTAGGAAAAAATTCCAGAAATCGTTGGGATCCTAAAAAACAATCAACTTAAAGACAATGTTCGGACAAGACTCAAAGATTAAAGTTGCGGTTCTTGAAGAAAGAGTGAAAATTCATGAGGAAATGGTAGAGCGTGTAGACGCTGCCATTCAAACTCTCAGTGAAACAAATCAGAATATTTGTAAAATGCTTGCAGTTCATGATGAAAGAATTTTTAATTGTGCAAGAAGTGATGTGGATATCAATGAAAAAATGGGTAAACTTGAAGTAAAAGTAGACGAACTTTCTAAGTTCAAATGGATGGCAGCAGGTGTTGTAGCACTTGCTTTGTTGTTTGTTCCATTTGTAACAGATTTTATAAATTCTTCAATAAATTCTTTAACCGAACAAGTTAAAACTAAATAATCAAGTGTTGGCACTGGTGCCAATGAAAACTAAAAATAAAACAACCATATATTCTCTTCAAAAGATTACAAACTCAGTTATAAAGTGGACAGGTCTTATAACTGTTTTGTGTCTTGACAAAACACGATAACCTAGTAGAATAAACAGACTCCACACAGTGTATTGTCATGGATTTTATTGATGTTAAATACATCAATTTGATTTCTTCTAGATTTCAAAAATTTAAAAGAGTAAAGCATAATCTTTACAACTTTCGTTGTCCTATTTGTGGCGATTCTCAAAAAAATAAAACCAAAGCAAGAGGATATTTATACCAAGTAAAAACTAATACAAACTTTAAGTGTCATAACTGTGGTATTAATATTTCTTTTAATAATTTTTTAAAGCAAATTGATTCCGTAATCTATAAACAATATACTTTCGAAAAATTTAAATCGGGAAATACGGGTAAAAACTTTGTTGTCGATGAACCTGTATTTAAATTTGAAGCGCCAAAGTTTAAATCAAAGATAAACTTACCAAAAGCATCCGAAAATTCTGATGCAAAAAAGTATCTAGAGAATAGAAAACTAAACCCGGATAAATTTTATTACACAGATCAGTTTAAATCGTGGACTAATTCCCTAAAAGAAGTCTTCGATGATACTTCTAAAGATGAACCTAGGATTGTTATTCCTTTGTTCTATCAAAATACTCTTGTTGGATTTCAAGGAAGATCTTTAAGTTCCAGCAAGATTAAATACATTACTATAATGCTCAGTGACGATGCACCAAAAATCTATGGTCTTGATGAAGTCCAAAAAAGTGAAACTGTCTACATCACCGAAGGTCCATTCGACTCAACTTTCATTCGCAACGCGATTGCTCTTTGCGGAGCTGATGGTGATGTTGCTAAGTGGGGTATTTGTGATTGTGTTTGGATATACGATAACGAACCACGTAATTCAGAAATCTTATCAAGAATTTCCCGTGTTATCGAAGATGGACAAAAAGTTGTCATCTGGCCTTCAACAATAAAAGAAAAAGACATCAATGATATGGTTTTATCTGGACTTAACGTTCAAAATGTGATAGAATCAAATACTTACTCTGGATTAGAAGCAAAACTTAAATTTACTACCTGGAAGAAAATATGAGCAACGGTACAAAGGTTAAAAAGCGTGATGGTCGAATTGAATCTCTTGACCTAGATAAGATGCATTTGATGGTTGAGGAGGCATGTAGGGGTCTTGCGGGGGTCTCTGCGAGTCAAGTTGAGATGACTTCGGGTATTCAGTTTTATGATGGAATTACTACCGCAGAAATTCAAGAAATCTTGATTCGTTCTGCATCGGATTTAATCGATTTGGAGCATCCTAACTATCAATATGTTGCTGCTCGTCTGCTTCTTTTTGCAGTCCGTAAGCAACTTTATGGAAAGATGAAAGAATTGCCTTCTCTTGAGCACCATATTTACAATTGTGTAAATCGAGAAGTATATGATAATGATATTTTTAACAAGTATTCAAAAGAAGAAATTGATAAAGTTGATTCATATATTGATCATGACCGCGACTATTTGTTCACTTATGCAGGTCTACGTCAAGTCGTTGATAAGTACCTCGTGCAAGATAGAAGCGGTGGTGGAGTATATGAAACTCCGCAATTCATGTATATGATGATTGCTCTCACTATCTTCGCAGAGTACCCAAAAGAAACTAGAATGTCATATGTTAAGAGGTATTATGACGCAATCTCCAAGCACAAAATCAACATCCCAACTCCCATCATGGCAGGAGTGCGAACGCCACTTAGACAATTTGCTAGTTGTGTTCTTGTTGATGTTGATGACACCCTCGATTCTATCTTTAGCTCTGATATGGCTATTGGTAGATATGTTGCACAGAGGGCGGGAATCGGCATCAACGCTGGTAGGATCCGTGGCATCAACAGCAAAATCAGAGGGGGAGAAGTTCAACACACGGGTGTTGTACCATTTCTCAAGAAG